TTGCTTCGGCTGCCTCAATACACGGAGCAACCTCGTAAGAGTCTCCGTACTTGGCTATTTCCCACATTTGGTCAATCAACTCCTGCATTGGTGTTTTCATTTCTCTTTTGTTTTAAAGGTTTCGTAAGGTTTTACTCTTACTTTATATAGTCTATTGTAAGGTTATACTCTTACTTTGGTTTTAAAGGTGGACCCTACAGGACTTGAACCTGTGACCTATCCGTTATGAGCGGAGTGCTCTGACCAACTGAGCTAAGAGTCCTGGTAGCCGGAGTGGGACTTGAACCCACACGAACTATCCAGTTCAACAGATTTTAAGTCTGTCATGTCTACCAATTCCATCATCCGGCCTGGTGATCCCACTAGGATTTGAACCTAGAACCTACAGCTTAGAAGGCTGTTGCTCTATCCAGTTGAGCTATAGGACCATAAAGTTATGTTCTAGAGCCTGAAAATCCTAATTCATAAGATTCTTCTGGGTGTTCTTCTATCCACATGTGACAGTTTCTGCAAACTGGTAACCATGTAGATGTATCTAAGTGATAAATACCACGACCATGCATATGATGGACATCAGTAGCTTGCACAGAACACTTATGGATCTTTGCATGACATACTGGTTTGTCTGTTAAATACTGCCTACGCAATTTGCTGTAAGCAGTATTTAATTTAGACATTTTACTTGAGACTTTTTTGATGCTCATTTTTTTAGTTGTAAATAGTTTTTAGGAAGTAAACCTAAAGACATGAATTTTAATATAACATCCTCATATGTAATACCTAAGTCTTTGAAACTCATGGTATTAGTATAATCATCTAAAATCTCATCAGCAGGTATACTTGCCATATACTGTGCTGTTGGTGAATGCTTGAATGTTTCACTAAGATAAGCATTTATACGCTTATTACAAATAGTTTGTTTCCATGCATTGATCTCTCTTTGGCTTCTTTTCCAAACTTTAGTTATTCTACGTTTCTTGTCCCAATGTAGCTTCTTAACTTCTTCAGGTTTATAAACCTTGAGGCCATGAAGTACACGTTTAAACAAAAAATGTTGATACGGATTTAGTTTAGTATAACTTAAAGAGTTTACTATTGATTCAGGATGTAACTGGTATTCTGTTAATATCCCATAGTATTGGTAGCGTTCCTCTCTCTTTGAGAGTAACTCACGTTGTTGTTGTTGTTTGAGTATATTTATTTGATCTTGAGATAGCATAATGATTTAGTTGTTATTGATTAAGTAAAGTGATTAAAGTATTAAGCCTGCATAGAAATTAACTAAAATCTCTACACAGGCTCTCTACATATTTAGAAAACTATATTATAGTTCAAAAGTCTCTTCTACGAGTTCTTCTGTTTCTTCACTTACTTCATCAGTAACTTCATCATTGCTTTCTTCTAAGTCATCAACATCATCTACTGTAGAGTTATCAAAGCTTTCTGATTTAATATCAAATGCTTCTTCTACACTAGCTGCTGGTACACCTATACTGTTAGACTTAGTATTACTAGTTCCATTAGCATCTTTGATGTCTTCACCATTTGTATGAGCTAATAATACGTCTTGTGCTGTAGTATCAGCTACAAAAAACGTTTTCCTATAAATAGGTTGACCATCAACACAACATATGATACCTGTATCACCTGCGTATTTATAATCTCTATCTGGATCATTACTATTGAATGGTTCCAATTGCTCTTTAATAATGATTTTACCTGCTAACTCACTGTTTGCTTTAAAATCTAATGATTGTAAGTCTTCTAACTTACCATGTAATAGAGTTGATACTTTAGATCTTTTGACCCAACCTCCATTACCAAAGGTTACTCTGTCTTGTTGTAATCTGATGTACCCATACTCTGAGTTGTTGTTTGATTGACGGATAACATTGCCCATGTCATCAGCTAAGATAATTACTTGCTTTTGCATTTTTTTGAAATTTAATAAATTAATAATTGTTTTGTTGATGACTACACGTCATCTGAATGAAAATATGGATCATCTAGCTTTTCATAAGCTTCCAGTTCATCTAATGCTTTCTCATACTCTTCTATGAACTCTGGTTCATCTTGTACGGAAGGCACTTGTTTACCTGAAAACCTATTATAAAACGGATTGACCACTTCTTTGGTGTATGCTGAACTTAAACCATTAAGGTCCTGTACTTCTTCATCAGTTAATGAGAGGTATTGCTCTACTGAGCATTCAATTATACGTCCATTGGGCAGTTGTACTATCATATCTGTAAACAAAGATAAAAATATAACTAACCCTGGCTCACTAATTTTAAGGAATTAATGTCTAAGATCAAAAATAAATTGCATATATATAGCTATCACTTATATGATAACCAACTTGCCCTTTACTCTTTTTATGTAATTGTGCTCTCTCAGCTCTTTTAATAGTTTAAATATGTACCTTTGGGATACATCTGCTGAGTCAGCTAATGTTGAAGCAGACGGATATGCTTCACGGTTTTTATCTGCATAGCACGCTATGAGACTATATAACCCTTTTGCTTGTATAGACAAACTTGGATCTGACAATACTTTGTATTTGACTATCCCAAACCTATCTGATTTCTTGGACATGGTCTTTTAAAAGCATTAGCATGGCCATAGATTCACTTTCTTCTTTAGCAAGTTCATCACTGTTCATACCATACTTGTCATTCATATATCTCCCAAAGGATATATTCTTGCCATTAGCGTCTTTTAAAGCATTGTCTAATAGTTTCCAAGATGCTTGTTCACTATGTAATAAAGCCATTGATATTTTTGCCATAACTATTCTTTTATAGTATTATCTTCTGTTTGCTCTACATTCATAAATAAATCAGCTTGATGTATAGGCTCAGAATCTGTAGCCAATATATCAAAATATTTAATATCATCAACAGATACAGCTATTAATTCTAATGGTGAACAAGAGTGCTCATACATTTCCAATTGCTTTTCTTTATTATGATACATAAATTCTATCTTAATGCTACTATAGAAAGGATTAAATGGTTCTGATCCCCATGAAGTATCACCTATAACTTTTGCATATACCATACCATGGCCTGCATAAAGACCCATATCTTGCAATATGTCTTCTTCATACTTGTCTGATCTATGATAAGATGGTGGTATTAGTTTTACATAACCATTTAGTGTCACTGGTTTATATACTTCTTCTATAAGACTTAAGTGTACTATAGATTCTTTTGCAGTGTCATTAAGATTATCCATAAGGATCTTAAACATGTGTTCATAGTTCTGCGGTTCTTTTGATTTGATAGAGATAGCATTACTTAGAATGTTCTCCATCACTTTTTCTGAAATTTTAAATTGATTTGCCATTGTTTATTATTATTTTAAGGTTTGACGAATGAGAGGTAGGGAGCAGTGAGTATGATATGCAACAGCTACATGATATAAATCACGTATATGCTGTTGCTATCAAGGGTCATCACTTACATAACCAATCTCAAGGCCTAACTATAGTAGTATATATTATATATAAATATCTACTGGTACTGTTTGTATGAACCGTGGTTCACTTTTTTTCTATACTAAACTCAAATGATACGAAAGGTATGAGTAATATCCATGATACTCTATGTTTTATATCTGGATCTACACCAAAGGCAAATCCAAATATAGGTATAAACTCTACCTTAACGTTAGGAAACATCTTTATCTTTGACATAAAGACGAGGTACATAACTGAGTTTGCTACAACAACTACACCTACCAAGGTTATAATTGTTAGCATAAATGTGTCTACATCATAATTTGTTACAAAATTATATGTACCTATTACGAATGCTAGTGGTAATACCACAACGTATAGGATTTTTACTAATGATCTGATGAATGATTTCATAATTTGATTTATTAAGTGATTAATTAACGACCCCATTTGGATCTTTTGTGTTTCTTATTTGGTTTCCAGTAGTTTTTTTTGGCCCATGCTTTCTTTGATTTAGATGTCTTACATCCACGAGATGATCCACAAGACTGAAGTACTGGTCCTCCTATAAATAGGAGTAACATTAAATAAAGGATTTTCTTTTTCATAATTTTGCTATTGAAGATTGAACTGTTATTACTACGTATTGTTGACCATTATTGATAAGTCTATTATCAAAGAGATAATATAAATCATCTCCTACATACTCTGGTTGTCCATTTGCTCCTGGTACATACCATGGTTTAACTATATATACATAGTCATAGTCTGAAGATGTAGGTAACAATGGATAACATTGATTGGTAGGCCAAGCTACATTGTAGTCAACTAATTCTACTTCAGTATCATACTGATAAATTATGTTAGTACATTGTATTTGTTCTGGTTCAGTAATTTCTAATTCCTCTTTCTGACAAGAGGTGAATGCTAAGGTTAGGCATAAGCCTATGAATAAATGTTTCATGATGGTTTTTATTTAAGTGATTAATTATATACGATGATAGTAATCATCTGCTACGATGACTGCTGGTATCCAACCAATGAGTAACATAGTAAATATGGTTGCTCCATGGCTAAATGATTGTTTAAATGTAATAATATCTGTTAGATACCATACGATAGTATTGACGATTAATAAAGTGATTACGAATGTGGTTATGCATACAAGCATAGTTTTAGTCTTTAACATAATGATTTAGTATTAGTGATTAGTAAATAACTTAGAGTGCTTATCCATCTTATGTTGACTAGCTATACATGTATCTCATGCTTTAGTTGTCCAATGGCTGACACTATCTCAGAATAGTCAGTGGTATTGCTTGACTCATATCTCTAAGCTTTTGATTACAATATTCCGGGTACTATGTCTATTATCCTATAGAGGAAGAGACAAACATTACCCATGTAGTATTGTTGAGTGTAATTGTTACTCTTGTAGTAGTGTTAGCTATATTAATATATTAATGTGCTATGGAAGTTATGATAGTGGTAAAAGGTGGTATATTGTGGGTATGTGATGTCATACTGTTTGTATAACACACATTAATGCACAAAAAATAAAAAGATTAACCAGCTTTTACACTGATTAATCAATTTATCTACGGTTTACTAAACTAAACTGCCTCTACCCATCTCAAATCTGTTTCTTCTCCAGTTGATAGGTTCATTACTGGATTATCAGACAATCTAAAGCCAGGCATCTTATCACCTCTGTTTAGTTTGCTCTGTAATTGTTTTATTGTAGGATGATCTGCCTTCATTACTTGACCTGTCTCTGGGTCCATTAGGCTTAACACACCAAAGCTAATGTTGGTCTGCTTTCTACTTGCCACTTTTAAACCGGCTATAGTAGTTTCAGATTGTACCATTGGCACATCTGATACAATAAGTGTTGCACTGTTAGTATTCTGATTGATACTAAATTTTCTAAAATAAACTGCTGTTTGCATAATAAATGTATTTAATGAATAATTATTTTGTGTATAAATGTATACGTATTATAGGTGGGGAGAAGTGAAGAGGAAGGAAGCAGTGAATATATACAATAGGATTGTATGGTCTATAGCAATAGGATTTGAAATGTATACCCTAAAGCAGTAGAAAAAAAAAGGTGTGATTTTACACACCCTTAATCTTATTGACCCATATCCATATCATTAATCATATCTTCTTGGAAGTTACGACTGATACCTGTTTTCTTAGGATACATATCTTGTTTGAGAGATTCATACACTTGCATAAACTCTTCTACATTCATATCTCCTGCTTCTTGACATATAGCATCAAGTTGTAGTTTTATCTTGTGATGGATTTTAAATAAGTTGTTTTCCATGTTAATTTAGTACAATGCTCTCCAGCGTTAAGTTAAAAAAAGGGTGTGCTGTTACACACACCCCTTGTTCCTGATTAGGCTTGTTCAACCCAGAACAGGTTCTGGTTCTCTTCACCAGTCTGTAGATTAACTACTTTTTGCTCACTTAACCTGAAGCCAGCCATCTCATCACCAAGGTTGAGCTTTTGCCCAAGAGCTTTGATTGTTGGATGAGTACTCTTCATCACCTGATTAGTTTCAGGGTCTATTAGAGATAACACACCAAAGGAGATGTTCCCTTGTGTTCTTGTTGCAACAGACAGACCAGCAAGTGTAGTCTTGTTGTTTGACATTGGAGCTGAGCTCACGATGATTGTTGCTGAGCCAGTAGACTCATTGATGTTTAGTTTTCTAAAGTAAACCATAATTTAAAATATTTAAAAAATTAATTAAAATTGTGGAACATTACAGGGGTACCCCCAACCACAAACACTAGGTGGGGAGCAGTTTATTATGGCATCTCAAGCACGCTAAATATATAATTTTGCCAGGGCCGGGATGGGGGCATACAAACTTTTTTACTCAGGTGAGGGGTAGGTTATGACGGAAAAATTTTTATAGGATTTATAATTTTAGTATATTGTTTCTATAGACGCAGTTTAACTTAAATTACATAACATGGCAAATTGGGATGACAACAGTGGGGAGGATAATAAAAATGGACTGACTGAAATAGAGCAAATGCAACTAGACGCAGTAATGCTTGATACGGCATATAACAACTCCTATTTAGTTCTAACTAATCAAATAACATTTGAAGACTTGTTGACTGAAAGATTTACAAAAGGGGGCGAGGCTGTAATGGCTTTTGATCCAACTGAAGGCCCACTGCAAGAAGAATTAGAAAATATGATTAGTTATTATATTCAAGAAGAAGCTTATGAGAAGTGTGCTAAACTGCAGAAACTCGTAAATAAGATTTATCCACAAACCATAAATGAGTAACAATGGCAACAAAAAAGAAAAAAAGTACCGTAAATAGTTCGGGTAATTACACAAAACCGGGAATGCGTAAAAGATTATTTAATTCTATTAAAGCTGGAGGTAAAGGGGGAGCACCTGGACAATGGTCTGCTCGTAAAGCTCAGATGCTTGCTAAACGTTACAAAGCAAACGGAGGCGGATATAAATCTAAGAAATAATGGCTTTACCAAATAAAAGGACTAAAAAGAAATCATCTTGCTGGACCGGATACGTAAAAAAAGGCGTAAAGAAAAAAGGAAGTAAAACCGTAAATAATTGTGTACGTAAAAAGACAAGGTAATGGCAAAAACTAAACAACAGAAAAGCCTAAGTAGATGGACTAAGCAAAAATGGACAACAGCTTCAGGTAAGAAGAGTTCAGAGACAGGTGAAGTATATGCACCTAAAAAAACTATTGCTAAGTTAAAAAGCACTAAAAAGGGTAAAGCAAAGTTAGCCGCAGCAAATAAAAAGAAACGTGCAGCTACAAAAAAAGGTAAACAACATGCAAGTCATGGTTTACATAAAGGAAAGAAAAGATAATGGCAACACCAAGAAAAGGAAAAGCAAAAGTCAAAGTAACTAAATCTGGAAAGAAAGTAAGTTACGGACAAGCAGGAAAAGCTAAAGGTGGTGGACCAAGAGTAAAACCTGGTACATCAAAAGGAGATAGTTACTGTGCTAGAAGTTTAGGTATTAAAAAAAGAGTATCTAAGAAAAAAAGGAATGATCCTAATACACCAAACAACCTATCTCGTAAAAGGTGGAAATGTTCTGGTGCTAAGTCTAGAAAGTAAATGATTGAAGTCATAAAACATACATTAGGTATATGTGGAGAGCATTGGCACCCAAATATATTTACAGCAGTTGCGTCAGCACCAGTAGTTACTACTGCAGTATATTATATCAAATGCAAGTGTGGAGGCTGGTTTAGCCATAAGAAGGAATGCAAAAATAAATAGTCATGACAGAAGGAGATTTAATAGAATTAGGATTTACTAAACAAATACAGGACACATGTTGTGATCCTCAACCTTATACATTTTACAAAACAGTTGGTAATAGCTCACCATTTATTACACCAGACAGTACTACTATTGATGATAATAATTGGCCAGTAGAAAATTATGCTATGAACTTTAAAACGTACATCAAATCGGATCTAGTTGATATGATAAACCTTATAGAAAAAAATCCGTTATTTCCACCGGAATAAAATAAAACGTCTTTAAACTTTTGAAATTTAAACTATTTGTATATATTTGTACTAATGTTTAATTTTAAAACCAAAAGAAATGTCAGACGTTAAAAAACTAAATCCAGAACTTCAGGATAAAGATCCTCAGCTAACAAAAGAAGAGTTGGCTAGCCGTAGAGAAGAAATTACAGCATTTTACAAAGACAACATTCCACATCTTACTGTTCAAGCAGAATATGAGGAGTTATTAGCTACCATTGATAAAGCTAGAGCAGAAAGACTGCAAGCTCAAATCTTTATGGCACAAGCTGCAGCCCAACAGCAACAAGGTGCAGAAGGTCCATCAGAAGATGAAAAAGAGTTTAAAGCAGCAATGGAGAAGGCAGCAACTAATGTAGAATAACATGAGACTGCTAAAAAAAGGTGATACCGGCAATGATGTAAAAACTTTACAGCAAAAGTTAATGATCTCTCCTGATGGAGTATTTGGACCTGTAACTGAAAAGCATGTAATTAGATTCCAACTATCTCACAGTTTATCTGCTGATGGTATTGTAGGGTCTGATACATGGGCTATTTTATTACAAAAAGGACCACAAGTAACAGAAGATATTGATGAAGACACTGATTCTTCTAAACAATACTTTAATACTCCCTTTAATCAGATAGTGCATAAACATTATCTTCCAGATGGTGAATACTTAAAAGGACCAATCAAAAATGATTATATATTCCTACACCACACAGCAGGTAATAACAATCCTTATAGATGCATTGATCACTGGGGAAGAGATAGCAGAGGGAGAGTAGCTACTGAATTTGTATTAGGTGGGATTAACCATAGAAATGGAAATGATGATTATGATGGAGTTATGGTTCAAGCTTTTCCTGAAGGATGTCAAGGTTGGCATCTTGGAAGAACAGGTTCTGGTTATATGAACCGTCATTCTGTAGGATTAGAAATATGTAACATGGGTTACCTTGATAATAACAAGAGAACATACGTAAAATCATTGTGTCAAAGAGAACAAGTGATAGGTTTACAAGAAGCTTTTAAAGGTAAACTATTATGGCATGCATACTCTGAGAAACAAATAAAAGAAACGGAAAAGTGGATTAAGTTTGTTGCTGAAAGAGATCAAATAGATATTAGATTAGGTTTAAAACAATATATCAAAAAGTACGGACCTTCAAAAGGTTTTGATTTTCAGGAAGATGCGTACTATGGTAAGGTGAAAGGATTACTGACTCACGGAAATGTTAGAAGTGGTAAGTCAGATATATATCCTCACCCTGACATGGTTGATATGATAATGAGTTTATAATGGCGTTAGTAAATAAAGTAGATTTAAAATTGAAAGTAAGTATTAATGTATCAATAAAGTATCAAATACTTACATACTGTTTCTTTAATGATATAATAGTATCTAATTCAGATATTAAGTTTTTATGTGAACTAGCAAAGAATAAAGGCGTAGAGCTTACTAAATTTTGCTTGGACCTAGTATCTAAAAATATATTTAAAAGCCCGCAATCAGCTAGAAATGCAATAACAAAGGCAGAGAAAAAGGGATTACTGATCAAAGATGGTAATAATAAAAAAACAATTTCTTTAAATGAAGATATTAATGTTCAGTCAGAAGGTTTAGTATTACTTGATTATAAAATCTTAGGCAATGTATCCCAAGTCTCATAAAGATTTTAAAAAAGGTATTGCTGAAGAGGTAGGAGTACATGAGCAAGTTGTAGATGACTTTATTTCTTTTTATTACTCTAAAGTAAGGAAGTCATTATCAAATATATCATTTCCTAGAGTTTATGTGGAAGGATTAGGTACGTTTGAACTAAGAATAAAAAAGTTAGAAAATGCTATACTTAAAAACAAGAGTTTGTTGGGTAACATTGCTAAAAGAACTTATAATGGATATGCAAAAAGTGAAGATGTATCTAAAAAAATAAAGCAGATGGAAATAGCCATGGATCAAATACAAAAAGATATTAAAGAAAAAAAGAACTTTAGAAATGAAAAGTAAATGGAGTAAATATTTAGATGTATTTAAGAATGCTGATAAGATTACAGAAGGTATTAAAAATAGTATTTTTAAAAAAGAACATGTTGAAGCAGTAGCAACTGATAGATTTCAAATATGTGTAAAGTGTTCTTTGTTTGATGCTGGAGGGGACAAATGTATTGCACCAGGTACTCAACCATGTTGTGGAGATTGTGGATGTAGCTTAGGTTTTAAATTAAGATCTTTATCCTCAGAATGTCCTAAAGGATACTGGGATGCATACACAACAGAAGAGCAAGAAGAAATAATAAATAAACAAATAGAAGATGAAAAACTTAATAATTAACTATGTATACAATGATCATGTTACTAATATTGTTATTGGTGAACAAAATTCTTATTGGTATACAACAATAGCATAACTATGGGACTAAAATTTATAGAAGAAGGACATGTGTATGAAAGCACAACTGAAGAAAAAATAAAATGGACTAGTGTCACTTCTTTGGTAGGTAAATTTAAACCTAAGTTTGATAGAGATGGTCAAGCAAAGAAATCATCTAAGAATAAAAGATCTAAGTGGTATGGTATGACCCCAAAGGAAATCATAGCAGCATGGGATGCTGAAACTGATAGAGCAATCAAACTAGGTAACTTTTATCATAACCAGAGAGAATCTGATATGTTGGATCTAAATACAATAGGTAGAGAAGGTGTGGAAGTTCCTATCATTAAACCTATTGTAGATAATAAAGGAACTAAAATAGCACCAGAACAAAAGGTTTCTGATGGTGTATATCCTGAACATTTAGTTTATTTAAAATCATTAGGAGTTTGTGGTCAAGCTGATTTAGTAGAAATTGTAAATGGTAAAATAAATATTACGGATTACAAGACAAATAAAGAAATAAAAGAGAAAGGATTTACAAACTGGGAGGGTATAACAAACAAAATGTTTAGACCAGTTAATCATTTAGATGATTGTAATCTTAATCATTATAACTTACAACTCAGTATTTATGCGTATATTATTAAAAAGCACAACCCTAAACTTAAAGTAGGTAAACTTATTATTCAACATGTAAAGTTTAAGAAAGTTGGAGAGGATAAAAATGGATATCCAATAAATGAGCATGTAAATGGTGAGCCTGTATTAGAAGATATAAAAATTTATGAACTCCCATATTTAAAAGATGAAGTAACATCTTTGATGATGTGGTTAAAAGATAACCAATAATGAAAGAATATATAGCAGCAGTAGAAGTGCAATCCAGAAAATCAAAAGTACCTACAGATTTTAGATTTGAAGAAACAAAAATACGTATTGATCTTGATAAAATAGTATGGTTTAAAGAGTACTTTCACGTAGCAACAAATAAGTTTCAAAACTCACACACTGAAGTATTATTATTTGGTCAAAGTAAACCAATAATTTTAGTCATTGGTTACAATAAATTATGGGAAGATATAATTAAATCTAAAGAAGTATGATAGTAAAATTATTTGATATACAAAATAGCAAGTTAGTTGTAACAGAGCATTGTTATGCACTGCCGTTTCTTAAAAATATTATGGATGAGTATCCTGATAGTTATATTAAAGTATATCAGTATATATTCTATTTAAGTTGTCCTGATCCAGATCTTAATCCATTTTTTAATTTACCTGAACATGAAAAGGAAGATATCATTATAGATGAGATTGAACTAGAAGAATCTCCAGAAGATGGTAAGATAAGGTATGCGTTAGACATGTGTAAAAAGCTATATGAAACTCCTACATACAGAGCTTACGTGGGTATTAAGGCTATGTTAGACAGACTTGCACGTTATATGGAGGTTACCCCTATAGAACATGGTAGAGATGGTAATATGAACTCTATGATTAATGCAGCAGCTAAATTTGAGAATATAAGACAATCCTATAAAGGAGCATATACTGATATGAAACAAGAACAGGAAAGCTCAGTAAGAGGAGGTGCGGGTCTTGCTTATGATCAACTCTAAAAAAGAAACCCAATACATTTTTTGTTATTGGGATGAACCAATTAATAATCAAATAAAAATCAAAGATGAAAAAACAAGTAGTAATTCCAGTAGGCAAAAGGTTACTGATAAAAAGAAAAGCAGCAGAAACAAAAACAGCTTCGGGTCTAATCATACCTGAAATAGCACAAAAGAAAGAGTTTAAAGGAACTGTTGTTGGTGTAGGTGCTGATGTTGCAGAAATTAAAATAGGTGATGAGGTGCAATATGCTGATCACGCTATGCCAACTCCAATGGAACATGATGGTAAAGAACATTTATTATTGCAATCTGGTGATGTGTTTGCAATTATAAGATATGAGTAGATCTATACCTACATATGATTCAGGTAACTGGTCTATAACAGAGTTTGAAAATGATTCTGATTTTCAGGAATACATATACTCTTTATTCAAAGAGCCAGGTGAATATGACTTTGATGAAACAAGTTATATATTCAATGAAGAGGCTAAAAGATTTAATAAAGAAGGTTTATATTGTAGTTCTCCTTTTAGATCAAAAGACTTTATGTCTTATTGGGATGATCAGAAGAACAAATGTAGGGAGGGTGTAATTTACAAGAATAAAGATAAGACTTGGTATTTAACTAGGGATTATTATATGTGGTTGAATTTTCTACCAATATTTGATAAAGAAGAAAAAAAATATGGTTTTGCTAAAGTTAGAGATGCACAATATCATATGGCTTTATATGAACTATTAGCAGAGCTAAACAATCAACATTCAGCAATATTAAAAAAACGTCAGATTGCTTCTTCTTATTTCCATATGGGTAAGATAATTAATACCTATTGGTTTGAAGAAGGTAGTACGTGTAAAATTGGAGCATCATTAAAAGATTATATTAATGATAAAGGTTCCTGGAAATTCCTAGAAGAATACAAAACCTTCTTAAACGAACATACAGCTTGGTATAGACCTAGTAATCCTGAAAAGGTTTTACTATGGCAACAGCAGATAGAAGTTAAGGTAGGAAACAGAAAAACTTCACGTGGTTTAAAATCTAAAATACAAGGGGCATCATTTGAGAAAAATGCAACAACTGGTGTAGGTGGACCATGTTCATACTTCTTTCATGAAGAGGCAGGTATAGCACCAAAAATGATGCAAACTTATGAGTACCTACGTCCTGCAATGTCTTCAGGTATGGTTACTACAGGAATGTTTATTGCAGCAGGATCAGTTGGTGATTTGGAACAATGTAATCCCTTGAAGGATATGATACTCAATCCAAGTGCTAATGATATATATGCTGTAGAGACTAACCTTATGGATGCAGAGGGTACAATAGGTATGGCTGGTTTGTTTATACCAGAGCAATGGTCTATGCCTCCATACATTGATTCTTATGGAAACTCAGAAATAGAGGAAGCAATTATAGCTATAGACAATGAAAGAGCAAGATGGAAGTCTGAATTAGGACCTGAACAGTTTCAATTAAGAATATCTCAGAAACCAAAAAATATAGCTGAAGCTTTTGCATATAGAAAAGCATCAGTTTTTCCACAAGGTATATTGTCAAAACAATTAAAAAAGATTGAAGAGAAAGAATATTCCTATGAACTATTAGATCTTGAAAAAGAACAAGATGGTATTGTAGCAAAACGTACAACTAAATTACCTATATCTGAGTTTCCAGTTAATAAAAAACAAACAGATAAAACTGGATCTATAGTTGTGTGGGAAAGACCTGCTAAGAAAAAACCAGACTTTGGAGCATATTATGCTTCTATTGATCCCGTGTCAGAAGGTAAAACAACAACTTCTGATTCTTTATGTAGTATATATGTTTACAAAAATGCTACTGAAGTTACTAGAACAACTGTTTCTGGAGATATAGAACAGTTTATAGAAAAAGATAAAATTGTTGCAGCATGGTGTGGAAGATTTGATGATATAAATAAAACACATCAAAGGCTAGAGTTAATAATAGAATGGTATAATGCATGGACTATTGTTGAGAACAATATATCATTGTTTATTCAACATATGATTGCTAGAAAAAAACAAAGATATCTTGTACCTAAACAACAAATACTTTTCTTAAAAGATCTTGGATCTAATAGAACAGTTTATCAAGAGTATGGATGGAAGAATACAGGTACTTTATTTAAAAGTCATTTAATATCATATGCAATTGAATTTATAAGAGAAGTCATAGATGAAGAATTAGATGATGATGGTGGTGTGATGAATCAAACATTGGGTGTAGAAAGAATACCAGATCCTATGCTAATTAAAGAAATGTCTGCGTATTATCCTGGACTTAACGTGGATAGATTAGTTACGTTTGGTGCACTTGTTGCTTTTGCCAAAATACAACAATCAAATAGAGGTTATAGTAAAAGACGGGAATCAGAAGGAGAATCTTTGGTAAATTCAGAAAAAATAAGTAAATTAAAGTATACCAGTGCGTTTAAAAATATAGGTCGTAGGAGATCTGGCTTAGGTGGTAATAGAAGACGCTCAGGTTTTAAGAATATTAAATAGAATCTAGATGAGAGTATTAAATGCAATGCAACTTAAGAACGGTGCTAAGGCGGAAAGTGGACCAACATTTTCTAGTTTAACGCAACCTACACAGTTTTTAACATATAAAAAGAAAACTGATGATTGGGCTGCATGGAATCTAGATTGGCTTGAATTGCAGGGTATAGAATTTTTACGTATCAATTCTAGACGCTTACTTAAAAACTATAAGCTTGCTAAAGGTATTATTGATAAAACAGATTATATTGTAGAGCCAGATAATGACTACAAAGATATGATGGATGTTTTAACTGCTGAGAATGAATCAGCATTGGAATTAAAGTTTTATCCAATTGTACCTAATGTAATAAACGTTCTTACAGGTGAGTTTGCTAAAAGATATTCTAAAGTACAATTTAGAGCTGTTGATGATACATCTTATAATGAGATGCTTGAGCAAAAAAGAGTTCAAATAGAAGAAACACTACTTGCTGAAGCAGAAACTAATCTAGTTTTAAAGATGGTAGAAATGGGCATGGACCCAAGTTCTAAAGAAGCACAGCAACAACTTAATCCTGAAACATTAAAAACTTTACCGGAGATAGAAGACTTTTTTAGTAAGTCATATAGAAGTATGGTTGAAGAATGGGCATCTCATCAATTAAATGTAGATGAGGAGAGATTTAAAATGCAGGAGTTAGAAGAAAGAGGCTTTAGAGATATGCTAATTTCTGATAGAGAGTTTTGGCATTTCCGTATGTTAGAGGATGATTATGATGTTGAGTTATGGAATCCTGTATTAACATTTTATCAAAAATCACCTGATCAAAGATATATATCAGATTCAAATTACGTAGGTAAAATAGATTTGATGACTGTATCTGATGTTGTTGATAAGTATGGATACTTGATGGATGAAAAACAATTAAAGTCTTTGCAAAAGATTTATCCTGCTAGATCAGCACAATATCAAGTTAATGGATATCAAAATGATGGATCATATTATGATGCTACAAGATCCCATGAGTGGAATACTCAAATGCCTGGATTATCATACAGACAATACACTAGCAATTATTGGAATGACCCAGCAACTGGTGGTGATATTATAAGTGAAATATTAGATCAGAGTGAAGACATGACTCCATTGGATGAAGGAAACCTGATGAGAGTATCAACTATATATTGGAAGACTCAAAGAAGAATAGGTCACTTAACCAAAATAGAATTAGATGGTTCTGTTACTCAAGAGATAATAGATGAGACATTTAAGATAACTGAGAAAGCTGTATATGATACATCTATATTCAAAAATAAAACTAAAGAAAACCTTTTACAAGGAGAGCATATAGAATGGATATGGATTAATGAAGTATGGGGTGGTGTTAAAATAGGACCAAATTTACCAGCAATGTGGAGATCAACAATGGGTGATAACATAAACCCTATTTACGTTGGTATTAATAGAACTAAACCTGGAAGAATACCTTTTCAATTTAAAGGAAACAATACATTATATGGTTGCAAACTCCCTGTAGAGGGTAGAGTTTTTTCAGACAGAAATACAAAATCTACATCATTAGTAGATTTAATGAAAGCGTATCAAGTTGGATATAATATGGTTAATAACCAAATTGCTGACATTCTAATAGATGAATTAGGAACAGTAATAATGTTTGATCAGAATGCTTTACCACGTCACTCTATGGGTGAAGACTGGGGCAAGAACAATTATGCAAAAGCATATGTAGCAATGAAAGATTTCCAAATGCTACCTCTTGATACATCTATTACTAATACTGAGAATGCAACTAACTTTAATCACTATCAAACTCTAAACATGGAGCAGACTAGTAGATTAATGTCTAGAATTCAACTTGCAAATTATTTTAAACAACAATGTTTTGATGCAATAGGAATTAACCCACAGCGTCTAGGAGGTGCTGTATCAGCACAAACAGCAACAGGTGTAGTTCAGGCTATGCAACAATCATATGCACAAACAGAAATGTACTTTGTACAACACTCAGATCAGTTAATGCCAAGAGTACATCAAATGAGAACTGACTTAGCTCAGTATTATCAAAGCACAAATCCAAGTGTAAGATTAAGTTATATTTCATCAGAAGCAGAGAAAGTTAACTTTTCAATAAATGGAACTGATTTATTGCTGAGAGACTTTAATATTTTTGCTACAACTAAAACAAATCATAGAGCTATCTTAGAAAGTCTTAAACAGATGGCACTACAAAATAATACTACAGGCGCAAGCATTTATGAATTAGGTAATATTGTTAAAGCTGACTCAATAGCTGAAGTAACAGATATCTTAAAAGATTCACAAGAGCGTGTTGAAAAACAAAGAATGCAAGAAATGCAACAGCAGCAAGAAATGCAACAGCAACAAATCCAAGCTAAACAACAAGAAGATCAAATGAAACTTCAAGTTGAAATGGAAGAAAATGATAAAGACAGAAAGAATGACGTTTTATTAGCAGAAATAAGATCTGCAGGTTATGGATCAATGGTTGATATAAATGAAAACAAAAAATCTGATTATCAAGATGCTATGAAAGATATCAGAGAATCACAGAAGTATCAAGATCAAATGAATCTTAAGCGTGAAGAAAATGTTGCTAAATCAGGAATGGAAAAAAATAGATTGCAAGTTGAAAGAGAAAAAATTGCTGCTCAAAAAAGTATAGCACAGACTAAACTTGATATAGCTAAAGAGAATAAAAACAAATATGACGTATCTTCTACTAAAGAAAAGAAAGATAAAAAATAAGTGTTAGCTATATACTGCAAAAAACTTTTCAAATTTTCAAATATTATAAGTTTATTATAAAAGTTTATTCTTATATTATATATGTATAGAAAGTTTAATATTAAAACCAACAAATATTATGAGTACTGAAACAACAACAGAAAGTAAAACTGTGAATAGTAAAGTAGAGCAAGTAGACATAAACTTAGATGAAATTTTTGCAGCAGCCCCAGGTGCAGCAGAAGTAACTTTACCTGAAGAGAAACCTGCAAAAAGCATTTTTTCAAGAGGAGAGAAAGCTGACATGTCATTTGCTGATCCAGATGTTACAGATACAGATGACTTAAATGCTAAAGTAGAAGAAAAAGCAGAAGTAGAAAATACTACTGTTAATGAAGATGAAACTAAATCTACTGAAGATGTTAAAGAAGAAGTAAACATTGATGAGGTTATTAATTCAATAGATGAGATAACTGAAGAAGATGAAAAGAAAGAAACTAGAGGTAGAAAAAAGATCTCAGGAATTACAGATGTATTTTCAAAGCTTATTAAGGATGATAAAATAGTTCCTTTTGATGATGATAAAGAATTAGAAGATTATACCGCAAAAGACTGGGAAGAATTAATTCAAGCAAACCTTGAAGAAAAGGCTAATCAAGTTAGGAGAGAAACTCCAAAACAATTTTTTGATAGTCTGCCACAAGAATTACAAATAGCAGCACGCTATGTAGCAGATGGTGGTCAAGATATGAAAGGTTTATTTGCAACTTTAGCTAGTGTTGAAGAAAACAGACAGCTAAATACTAAAAGTGAAAAAGACCAAGAAAAAATTATTACTGAATACTTATCTGCAACTGGGTATGGTAACTCAGAAGAGATTGCTGAAGAAATTGAAATTTGGAAAGATTTAGGTAAGCTTGAATCACAAGCTAATAAGTTCAAGCCTAAGTTAGACAAAATGCAAGAAAAGATTGTAGCAAGAAAACTTCAAGAACAACAACTGAAGAAAAAGCAACAAGAGCAAGCATCTCAACAATACATGAAAAATGTATATGAAACATTAAAATCAGGTAGTATAGGAGAAATTAAATTAGATAAGAAAACACAAGCCATGATATATAATGGTTTAGTACAACCTTCTTATCCTTCTGTTAGTGGTAAGAATACTAACTTACTTGGACATTTATTAGAAAAATATCAATTTGTTGAGCCAAACTATGGTTTAATATCTGAGGCATTATGGTTATTGCAAGATCCAGATGGATACAAAGCAAAGATTATGGATAAAGGTGCTCAGAAAACTATAGAAAAAACGGTAAGAAAACTTAAGACTGAACAATCTAATGCTGGTGGGTCTACATCTTTAGGAGTTAAAGATAAAGAACCAACCGCTCAGAGAACAGCTAAAAGAAAAATACCAAGAGCTAACAACATATTTAAACGAATTTAATTAAGTAAATTAAATATAAACAATAATTATTAATCAAAAACAATCAAAATTATGGCAACTCCAGTTTTAAATAATGGGATTTTCCTACGTGATACAAGCTATAAAGCTAGTTCTCATGTTGATTCTTATCACCTTACCCAAATGCTTGGATCTTCTGAGCCTATGGATATGGGACCAATTGATTTATGGGCTATGACCCAAAAGGTAGAAATGCCTTTATATCAAATGGCTTCTTTTGGTGGAAAGAATACAATATTAGTAGACAATGCTAGAGGTGAGTACAAGTGGCAAACTCCTATTGCACAAGATCTACCTTACATAGTAGCAGACATTGAACCAGCTAATGATAGCAAAGGTATTGATGGAACTCTATTTAAAATTAAGATCAACAAAAGAACATTTGGACATGGTGACATTATTACTTATGATAAGTATAATGGACTTGAACTTTACATCACAGCTGATGATATTATCCCAGCAGGTGACGGTTTTGTTTACACTGTTCAATTAGTTAACAACAACAACGCAGCAATCTTAGATAACAAGTATCTTGCAAAAGGAACTAAGTTCTTTAGAAAAGGTTCTGCAAGAGGTGAGTATGGAGAAAGATTCTCTGATATTGAAACAGGTTCTGGTTTCCGTGAATTCTACAACTTTGTAGGAGGAGCTGAAGCACATGTACACTATTCAGTATCTTCAAGAGCAGACTTAATGATCAAAGGCGGATTGAACGCTGATGGTACAGTACCTGTAACTGAAATTTGGAGAAACTTTAATACTGACCCTAACAATCCATCTGTACCTAGTATTGAAGGATTAGTAGCTAATATGGGTAAAGCAGGTGCTAGAGAAGCGTTTGAAAATGGAAGTTTGACAAGAACATTCATTACAAATATGGAAGCAGCACACTTATCTAAAATTGCTACGGATATTGAAACTTACCTTATGTGGGGTAAAGGTGGTAGAATTAAGCAAGATGGACCAGATGATATTAGATTATCTGTAGGTTTATGGTCACAGTTAGATAACTCTTTCAAGAGAGTATATAACAAGTCATCATTTACTCTTGACATGTTTAAGTCTGAGCTTTACAACTTCTATCAAGGTAAAGTTGAATTCAAAGGACCAGACCCACAAAGATCACTTGTTGTACAAACAGGTATTGGTGGTATGCAACTAATCAACAAAGCAATTGCTGATGAAGTGTATGGTTCTGGTTTAGTACAAAATGCATCTGACATTGGAGCTGTTAAAGGTTCTGGTATGGATTTAGATTATGGTTTTGCTTACACAAGCTTTACTATTCCTTTCTTAGCTAACGTTAAGTTTGTATTGAATCCAGCATTTGATAACTTAAATACTAATGACATTGAGAATCCATTAATTGACGGAAGACCTCTAAGTTCATATAGCTTTATTATCTTTGATGTTACTGATGAAGGAAATGACAACATTCACTTGTTGAAACTTTCTTGGGATAATCAACTTAAGTGGTTCTACCAAAATGGTACTATGGACTACATGGGAAGAACTCAAGGGTTTGCATCTTCTGGTAACTTTAATGGATATAGAGTATACATGACTCAGACCATGCCAGCAATATGGGTTAAAGATCCAACCAAAGTTCTTAAAATTGTAATGAGAAACCCTGTTACAGGAGGATCATTCTAAGAACTATAATTAAAGGGGAGGGGCTAATACCTCCTCCCTTTTTATTTTTAACCTTTAAATATAATAATAATGGGAGCACCAAAACAAATAACTAAGTTGAAGCAACAATTTGAAAGCCCAGCTTATGACGGTGTATCAAGAGCAGAAACAGGAAATGCTAGATTGCTACATGTAAATGAAGTAATTAGTTGGGTACGTGATGTAGCCAGTTCTGATTCATACGCTGATGAAGCGGCAGCAGTAGCAGCCGGTTTAAAAAAAGGTGATATATATCATACAGAAGGAGCTTTAAAAATTGTTATAGGATAAAAGTCAAAAAACTTTAGCAAGGGTAAAACCTTGCTTTAGAAATTAGTAATAATAAATGTACATAAATATGTACTTTTGACTGTGAGTAATAATTATTAATTAAAACCAAAAACAAAGATGAGTGATTACACTATTGTAGAAAAGTATCAACAGAAGAAAAATCAAACTGTTGCTGTACGTCCATTTTTTAATCCCAATAGAGAAAACATGGGGTTAGAAAAGTATGGTCTATCATTACATGATGGAGTATACCATGAAGAGTCTTTAGCATGTTTAGAAATGAACGGTGTTAAAAGATATGTAACAGGATTAAACGAATTTGCACCTGAAGTAAAAAAGCTAGCACCAAAAGAAAAAAAGGCTAAGATTAAAGAAATTAGATCAGTAGTTGCTGAATTAGAAGCATCTCTTGCTGCTAATGTGGTTGATCCAGATGATAAAGACTTTTGGAATAACTTAACCATTATGAGCCCTAATAATGATAAATTTTGGGACAAGATTAGTATAAGATGTGGTAATGAGCCAGTATTTTTAGATCCAGAATTAGACCCTTATGATAGAATTAAACTTCATGCAATTAAGGCAGGAGGATTTTCTATTGTTGCTAAATCTTTAAAAGATGCTAAGGCTAGCCCTAAAGGAGTTAAGTTCTATTTGGATACTTTAGAAGAATCATTAACTACAAGAACTGAATTAACGAAAGTTAGAAATAAAGCATTAGTAGAATTACAAACAATGTTTGATAGTAATCCAACTAAGTTAATGTATGTTTCTAAAATATGTGATGTCAATAGTGTACAGTATGTTAAATCAACACCTAATGATATACTATATGAGAACATGGATGATTACATTCAAGGACATGGTAGTGAATCAAATAAGAAAAGAGCAGCTCAAAACTTTCTAGATGTTGCAACACTATCAATGGAAGAAATAAAGCTAAGAGCTCTTATTAAAGATGCATTGTTTTATAGATTTTTAGCTACAAAAGCAGGTGGATGGATTGAGCCTTTAGATAGTGGAGTAAGGTTAGGTAAATCACCGGGAGAGTGTCTTACATTCTTAATGGATCCTAAAAATGAAGAAACATTATTATCCTTAATGCAAAAAATTGAACCATACTGGAATTCATAAAAAATAAAAAATGGAAAATAATACTCTACTTGTAAAACTAAAACAGCGTCTAAACAAATTAGATAGCCAAGATTTTGACAATGTTGAATGCTGGCAATTTGTTGAAGCTTTTAATAAAGCTCAAGTTGAATGGTGTAGAAGAAATTTGCATGGGGGTAATATGTATAAAGAAGGAGATGAATTATCTAAAAGAAGAATAGATGATTTGCAACCTCTTCTCATTGAATTATCTTTAACAGGTAATGATTTTCCAGATTATTTTGAAACAGATAATTTTCCTATAGATCAATATATGGAATTTAAGAGAGTGACAACACAAGCCAAAGATGATTGTTGTACGCCTAGGTCAATGACAGTATATTTAGCAGAAGAAGCTAATGTACCACTTATTATGAGAGACCCTCTTAAAAACCCTGATTTTGAATGGGGAGAGACATTCTGCACAATGATTAATAATACAATAAGGATATACAAAAGAAATTTTGATATTGTAAATCCTGTTCTTACTTACTACAGACAACCAACTATTATGCAAATAGAAGGTTGTGTAAATCCATATAGTGGGCAAGTAAGTCCTGTAGATGTTGAGTGTGAATTTAAAGATGATTTAGTAGAAGTAATCCTTGATGATACAGCTGCGTTAATTGCAGGTGATATTGAAAATCTGTATCAGCAGCAAAGAGGAATGCAATCTGCAGAAAGAAATAATTAATTTATGTTTTTAGTTTAAAAAAGCGTATATTATTATAGTAACAAGAAAGTTACGGACAGAGTAAACTGTAAAAATCTTTTTTTATAACCAGTGAGGGTAATGGTCCTCACACAATTTTATTTATTATGGCATATTTTAATAATGCGTTTCAAAAAACGTTTGTAGCATCATCAGTTGATATGGCTGGTAGTTCTGCAACAAGTGTACTTACCGCAGGTGAGTTAGCTCTAGTTGATGGCAAAGATTGGAAGTCACTAAGTATTACAAGTCAAGCAACTCCTGCAGCAGGAGATTTAGCTTATGTAGTACAAGGTTCTTTCTATACTAAAGATTCAATTGGAAATAACCCTGGTCATGGTGGTTACAAAGAATCAGTAAAATCAAAAGGAATCAATCCTAGATATATTACTAGATTATGGTCAGCAGCATGTTTAACTGCATCACAAGCAACAGCTAGTTTATCTTTAGCTTCTGATTGTGCACCATGTGGTAAAACACAATTTATGAGAATTGATGTAAAGGGTTCACCTGCATTAAGATTCTTAAATCACAATGCTTATGCAATTGGAGATTCAGCAAATATTTGCTGTGTTGAAGGACAAGAGTATATTGATCCAGTATTAGTAGCTGCAACAATGGCTCAAATGGTATTAGCAGATCCGTTAATCAAGCCTTTTGTAGCTGAGAAACAAGGTGGTGGTGTAGATGTAACTGTTACAGAAGCAGGAGTAGCTACAACAACTACAATAACTATAGCAGAAGCATTAGACGGAACATATGTTCCATCAACTGATCCAACTGGTGTTAAAGCAGTATCTGTAAAAGTTAATTTTGTAGGAGCTTATGTTGACACAGTATTTGGAAATTGTTCTTTTGATACAAGAGATCACTTCAATGCTGAGCCAGTAGAAGTTCTTGTTTCTTTACTTGATGAAACTGGAAACCCATGTAATGATTGTGGAGTTGCTACAGCAACACCAGGTTCTATGCAACAAACACAAGGTGAAGAAGTAATTAGAGAATTAATTTTATCTGAAAGATACCGTCAATCTCCTTATAACCAAGGAAATGCTGACAGTGCTAGAATCAGAGAAATTGAAATGTCTGATGAAATCTTAGCTGCTGTTGATAGATCTTCAACATACAAAGCATATTACATTCAGCATTCTGTACCAAGATTCAATAATCCTACTGGAGTATTTGATAATGATCAGTATATTTACAAAGTATATGTAAAATGTAGTGATACAGAAGCACAATCTCAAATGGTTGCGTTTATGGAATTATTGCAAGATTGGGCAGCTGATAATGGCAACAATTTAGCATTTGACCAAAATGACTACTAATTAGTAAATAGTTAGTTTGTTAATTAATAAGGGTGGGAGAGAAATCTCCTGCCCTTTTTATTTTATATTGTCTAGATTTTTTTGTATATTATTTATATAGTATTTATAAATAAAACAAAAATGGCAAACAGACATATTTTAAGCCTTGAAATACCAACAGTATCTAATTGTAATTTGTTATGTATAAAAGATACAAGTCAGTATTCTGAGAACCTTGCGGTTGAATGTGAG